AGGAATAGGTACAAGTGTTCTAACGGGTGTTACACCTCCAAATTGAAATTGATAAGTAGGATTTGAACCTCCCGCAATTCTATTAGCGTAATATTTCATTACAACCCTATCAGTTGCTGAAAATATACCGTCATCCCAAATAGCAGTTGCACTAAATTCAACATAAGTCCCACCATCTAAAACAGGAATGGTATTATCACTTGTAGCAATTAGTGTTTCAACACCGCCACTTGTTCTTTTATAAACTTTAAAATAAAACGATGCCGTTCCACTTCCTGATATTCTTCTAATATTTCCAATTGTTGTAATATTAAATACGCCCGGATTACCAACTATTATATTAGGTGCTGTTGCTAAACTTGATATTAATTGATTTGTTGTAGTTATTGCACCAGTACTTACATCAACAGCAGTTGTGTTATATGATGGGTCTGTAATGCTCGTTACAATCTTCACATAACCTACAATATCACTTGCAACGTTTGTTGGATAAAATATAATGTTTGAAGGTAAATCTAATAATGAAATAAAAGGATTTCCATCGTCGCCGTCGTTTATTAGGTCAGATGTGTTTGTTGGTATGTCACTTGTTAAAGCAATAGTTCCACTTGCATCGGGCAACTCATATTTTCTATCCGCTGTAATATTATTGAATGATAATCTTGCTAAATATTTAGTAACACCTGAAACCCATTTTGAAAATACTGTTTGATTTTCTGCGTCTGGCATAGCTTCATAGCCAAATAAATTTACATTTTTAAAAGTATTGTTTTGACCTGCTCCTGTGCCTAATGCATTTACATTATCTGCTGAATTTTCTTGAGCAGCCGCAACTCCAAAAGCGTTCACCTGATTACCAATATTAATAAAAGCAGCAGAATAACCTAATGCGTTTACATTATTACCTTCATTAGAATATCCATTATCTAAACCTAAAAAATTAACATTTGTACCTATATTTCCAAGACCTGCATTTGTACCTTGATAGTTTTGCCCATTAACTAAATCGTGGTTATTATCTAAAACCTCTTGAAGCGTCGGAGTACCACTAACCGTAATATCCCAAACAGCTGCACCCGTTGTATTATCTGAGCAAGTGTATAACGTTCCATCGTCTAATAACCATCTTGAACCTACAACAAACCCTTTAGTTGTGTCATCAGTAATTGCAGGAACAACAGTAAAGTTATGGGATACCTCACGAATTGTAAAGCCATCTTGTTCCATTACGTAAAGCCTACCCGCTTCCCATTTTAACTCATAATCTACTGAGCATTTAAGTGCTATTCCATTATTACCTCCATTACCAGCATTGGTAGTTCCTTTTTTTAATTTAGAACCATTATCAATTAGAACAGCATCGCCATCACTTAATAATATATCTTCGCCATCAGTTGCGTTACCTAATACTAAAGTTTGCGCTAATGTTTGTGAACCGCCACCGCCACCAGTTACCGTATTAACGTTTATAGTTGTTAGATTTGGCTCAATAGTCAAATTAACAGTCTCTACTGTTGGATAAATATTTATGTCTATTATATCGCTCATATTATCGTGTTATATCACATTCGATTAAAAATTCACCACTTAACCAAGTCTTGACTGTGCCATCTGAAAACAGTATTTCTAAATCATAGGCATAATTCCCACTAGCAATATTTATGATTTGTTTATTTATCTTAAATAAGCCACCTACTGCATTTGTTATTGTTATTCCAGCACTAGCAACAGAAGTCAAAGATAATGCAATCAATCCACCGCATTCTCTTCTTAACTGCATTCTGATAGTTGCTCCAGTTAAATTTAATGCAACAGAATTTTTAACTATTGCAAATGGCATTTCGTCAAAAGTATCGCCTTTAATATGTGTGAAATTATAACTCATAATTTTTTATTTTGCTTGTTTAAATATTCCTTTACTTTTTGAATATTGTCTGTCTTTATTTTGTAAGCAACAAATTTACTTTTTTCTTGCTCTTTTTTTTCTTTATCTGTCATAGTACCCAAGGACAAGGATTTGCTTTTTGGTCTGGAAACATATCGCTATCTGAATTTGTCCAATATTCTGGAAACATAGCACTAGCATTTATTCCCATATAATCGATAAATCTTTTAGCGTAAAAATCTGCAAATGTTCTGTGTTTTTGAACTAATAAATCCAACTCTTCTTTTGTCGTGCTTTCGCTATTTTCAGAACGGTGTTTAAATACTCCACCGTTTCTGATTTGATAGTTTGCAAAAGGCAAATAATCTACCATCGCAAAATGAATTAACATCGGTTGCACATAGTCTTTTACCAAATCTAAATAATCACCGCTTAAAGTGGCTGTATTTATCTTTAAAGTGATAGCATCATACAATTTTGTTCCTATGTAATTTTGAATGTGCATCTGTTGTGCAATTTTGATAAACTGCATAAACAAATCAGCATCTACATTACCGTTTAAGATTGTATTTGCTTTTAAATCTGTCTGTGTTATGAATAGTGTTGTAGCCATAATTATTTCATATCGTGTGGAGCAGTATATGCTCTTTGGTCATTAACTGTTGGAATAAATCCAGCCTCTGAAATCGATTTACTCGGACTTACTATTTCAGCATTTGGACTGTAAATGTCTACTTTAGATTTTCTGTCTTTACTTGCATAAGTTTCACGTATCCAGAAATGTTTGCAAGTTCCATTTGGAAATTCCTCGCTTAAAAGTCCGCCACCTTTCCAAAGAAATATGTCATAAGGCTCATTTGGATTTGGTGACATACCAAAGCCCGGATTAACAGTCATAGTACTCATTCTATTTATGTCCTCTTTTCTGTAAATCTTATTTGCACCCATCATTTGTTTGCAAAATGAGCGTTCTGGTGAACCATTACCACCGTATCTGTAACGAACTTTATAAATAGGACTGTCTTCAATACTACTTGCATTTGGTATTGCTGTTCCAGTACTTAAATGAACGCTTAATTGAGCATCTAAATTGCTTTCTTGCTCATAATTTACTGCTCTGCTATCTATTAATTCGTATTTTTCAAGGTCTATTTCCTCTCCAAACTCCGATAAATCTACTGCCGATAATGTTTCTGGCTGTATTGGTGCCACTTCTTGTGAAATTATAGCCGATTTCAAGCCTACTAAAGAACGAATTTCATCAGCAGTCATACTTTCAAGTACTTTATTTGCTACTAATGGCGATAAAGAATTAATACCATCAATAATAGTATTCGATTTTTCAGTAATTGTCAATTCATTTGCAGCATCCAACGGTTGTAAACTCTTGAAATAAAGGTTTAAAGATATGTTATTAAACTCCAAAACAGTATTAAACTCTTTTATAAGTAAATTTTGGAATGGTTTAATAACTGTATTTTGCATTAAGATAGTTGCAGTCTGTAATTCCTCGGCATTATTACCAAAACCGCTGTTGTCTTTTATTCCCAATAGCATCGGTGAAATAACTCTATGCGATACCATAATTTTACGCATACTTTCGTCGCTTAAAAACTGATATTGATTATGTGCATCCGATAATTGAACTGGTGTAACAGTAGCACCATAATTATTATTATCGTTAAAAGATAAAATAAATCTACCAGCGTTTGAAGTTCCACTAAACTTTTGTGTTATGCTTCTCTCTATTTCTCTTTGCTCGTCTTCTGTCGGTGTTCCGTTATTAAAATTTATAAGCATTGATGGTGCTAAACCATTCATTATGTTATTCAAATGGTAGTTGCTTATTTCCTCTTCAAGTTCACAATATTGTAAACCGCCTTGCCAATCTGGTGGTGAATAATAATAAAAACCAGTTTTGTAAGGTTTAATAAAAAGTATTTCCTCGCCACCGTTACCAAATCCAAATGCTGGAATTTCTAAAGGTTTATTTTGTCTGTTTACTTTTGTCCAATCCTCAGCATAAAAAAATACTTCAACTTCGCCATCGTCGTTGCATTTTCCACTACGTAATGTTTCAACTGGAAAATGATTACATTCTACTATTCTAGTTTTATCAATCGAATAAACAACTTGCAAGGCACATTGTCCCATAGCTTTGAAGTCATAGCATAATCTTTCAACCGTATCATTGTCGAACAGTAACATAGCTTGTGCAAAGTCCTCTGGCTTTAATACTTTATCAGAAGCGTCTAAACCTTGCCCAAATATCATTTGACTAATTCCGTTTACAATAGCGTTATTAGTCGGACTTCCGTTTATTCTGTCTTGTAAATATCCAAAGTAATTATTATCAGCACCATATCCAATCCATTCTTGATTTCTTACTTCAACTATTTTAGGACTTGTGTAGGTTGCTAAATTTACAATGCCAATGCCAACATTTTTATTTGGCTCTTTTTTTATTGCTGGTTTTTGTCTCATATTATTGAATTACGATAAAATCGTTATTATTTGTATTCAAGGAATTATATTTTTGATAATTTATAGAATAGTTTGTAATGCTCTGTGACGTTGAAAAAAGTATGTCTTTATATAATTCATCGCCACTTGCATTTAGTACCTTAAACTCAAAGAAACCGCCCTCATAAAGGCAGTTAATTGCTTTTTGAATATAAACTAAATCGTAAACGTTTGGAAATACATCAGCATTTGTAAACGTGAATACTTCTTTTGTCTGTTCGTCTTTTAATTTTAATGTCAAAGGCTCGCCCTCAATATATCCTTTAGGAATAGTGATGAAAGTTTGTGTCGCATTATTTTGATTTACTACTGTCATAACTGTGTAACGAATAAATTTATTTTTTTGCATAAAAAAAAGCCGTTACGATTTGCAACGGCTTTAAAAAAAATAAATGAAAAAAAATTACGGTGTTATTTGTGTCGGTGATGCGTGTGATGTTACTACCGTAGAAGTTACAAACGGTGCCATAATAGGCTCTTCTGCTGTAACTGTTAATGTGTAACCATTCATATCGCCCAAAGCAGTACCAGTTGAAATTGTACCATTCACATTGCAACCTCTTGTCAATCCAACAGCAAAATAATTTCCGTTGTTGTCTTCAATAAAAACGTGTGGTCTTTGTGAAACTATTTTTTGAATTTCTACTTGTGTAGCTACATCCATTTTGGTTAATACTGCCGTAACAGTTTGACCGTAAAAAGTTGTGCCATTTTCATCACTTGATGTTATAACTTGCTCCAAGTTATTTCCACCTTTTACATCGTATTTGTAAAAGTTAGTTCCAGCGCCACTAATCGCTGTTAGTGTTCCGGCAGTTATAGTCAATGTTCCCAACGTACCATAATCAGCAAAGTAGATTGTTCTTATTCCACCGACTACATCTTTGCAAGGTAACTTTCGTCCCGTTGCCATTAAGCAAGTACTCATATTGTTGTCTTTTAAAAGTTAATAAATAACCACCCATTTTACAAGGTGGCATTTAATTTAATTATGCTATTCCGTAAGTAACAGAATCAGCACCTATTCCAACTTGAATACCTCTAGTGAAACGTGCGATAAAACGAACGTTTTTAGAACCATCTAAATCAGCCATATCAATGGTCTTGATAATGTTAGCATCATCAGCCAATCCAAATCCAACAAATAAGTTAGAAATTTGAGCAGCCACCATTACATTTGCTGGTAAACCATTTGCAACGAATACTGGAACACCATCGAAAGTCAATTCTTGACCGTTGTACCATTGTGTACCTAAACCTTGAACTCCATTGTTAGAAGTAGCGGCAACGCTAAATCCACCCAATGCTCTTACGTATGCTTTTGCAACGTTTTGAGACACATAAATTCTTAAGTCTTCTGTACCATAAAGTGATGCTGGAATACCATCTACAACTCTACCCATTTCAGCGATTACG